CCATTACTTATTGTCCCTATCAGCTGAACCCTTATCTTTCTGATGAAATTATTTCTAGGAATTTTTATAGGTATATTAGTGCCGGCAGCCCACGCATAAGTCTGTTGTAATGTTTCTGTATATATTTCTCCCATTCTTTCCCACCACTTTTATAGTTTTACGAATTTGTATATAGTTAGTCCTGCCCATACTCCTACTGCTACAACTACGAATAGAATTACATAATGCATAGCGTCTTCTTTCATTTCTTTCTCCTCAAAAAAGTCTGTGTCAGATTTTCGCTATAAACCTTATCCATATGAAGAAAACTATTTTTCTGAAATTGCTGAATTTTCATCAAAGTAGCTAAAAAGTCGTGAATTCTGCTATGAAAATAAAATTTTCAGTGTGAGAAGTTTCAGAAAAGTTAAATCGGCTTGTGGATTTTTAACGTTTGGCTGTTTACGTCATAAATCAAAAAGTAGTACTGTTTTAAACTTTTGACTTTCTCAGCTGCTTCCGCACTTATGTACTTACTTATCCACCTTAGTTCGTTAGGCTCACGAGTGTAAAACATGATAATTAAGTCAGCTTGTTTGTATGTGATTGGCGTTAAGTCATAAACTCTCTGTGTACTTAATATAAGTCCTATCCCTGCGTGTCTGTTAGCGTGAAGCGCTTCGTCTATACATGTTGAAACTTTTTGCTTGTACTTAAAGTGGTAGTACGCTTCATCTATAATGAGAACACTAGTTCCCCACCTCTTGGCGTGTAGTTTTGCTGCACTCCAAAGTTTGCAAAAGAATTCATCATTTTTCTCTCTATCATATACTACTACATATTGCTTTGAAACTATGTCTGAAAGTGTAGTAGCGTTATAGCCGAATTTTGAGTATTCCGAACCACTTCTCAATAAGTTGTGGTCATCTATCATGTAAGAGATTTTGTGCGCCTTAAGGACTGGAATAAAGTAATGCTTAATTAGGTAGCTTTTTCCAGAGCGCTTTCTACCAATGATAACCACAATATCATCCGGATTCATTTTCTATCCCGGCTAGGAAGAAATCCTCAAGTTGATTATACATTTCTACTAACTCTCTTCTGAATTCTTCATTTGTTTCGCATGCTAAAACTAAAACGTAGAAAAACTGTAAGGAGCCGGAAAGAGGAGCTGCTTCTTTGAATTTATTAGTAGCTTTCGTTATACCGTCTAAGAAAATTTTTGTCACTTGGCATTCTTCAAATTTCGGCTGAACTTTTCCTTCTTTTAATTGTTTTAAGTATTCTTTTGCTTTCGGGTCTAAGCCATTTTCAGCAATTTGACTTATGAGATTGACTATCATGTTTGATGGTACTTTCATATTTCCATCTCCTCCATAATTTTCATTTGCGATTTTACCTTATCCTTTTCATTAAGATCTGATTTGTTCCCCTCACCTTTCCATTGCTTCTTATCCTGTTTTTTTGTTTCTTCCTCTTCTTGAGACTTAAAGTATGTGACTATGGCAACTATATCGCTAGCTGCAGCGCCTGCTGAGCCTATTCCTAGAATAAAGAGCTGAACGTATCTTTCGTTCAAAAGTCCAAGAGCGTCTAAGAGCTGGTAATAGTATTTTCCGTGTTGCTTGATTCTCTCATCTGGAATAATGTCGTTTAGTTCAACATCCTTCTTGTATTTAATAGATAAAATTCTGACTACAAGCTCCAATAATGCCCCATATGCCAACGCTACTACTTCTTCGTTAATTTCAATAGGCTTTTGCCCTGTCTCTGTGAGTTCGGGGAGTTCTCCCTCCGACACTTCCCCTACTTCTCCTTCTGTCTCTCCTTTCTCACCTTCTTTATTCTCTTCTACGTTCAGCTTAAGGCTCTCATCTACTTTCTCTTCGTTCTGCGCTGCTTGTTTTAATTTTAATTTTGACTTAATCGCACGTAAATACTCTCTCGGATGCTTATTATTCCACCATGATTCTATCCCTTTAACGATACACTCCTCATCTACGCCACTGTTAAGCAGATCTGCTATAACGTCCATCCTTTTGCGTCCTTTTACTATAATCTCTTTTCCATTTATCGTAATTTTCTCTGGTTCTGGAGCGAAGAATTCAGACTGGCAGATCTTAGTTATATCCTGATTAGGATCGTACAGTTCACTCATTGTTTTTCACCTTTGCGCCATTATGGATTACCATAGCATCTATTGAAACTAAATCTATCCTTGCGATTACTTCCTTCACCTGATTTTTATTGAGAGGTAACTGTATAATCAATTCTATATACGAATCTGTTATTTTCGTAATTGTCCCTACGAAATCTATATTTCCTGTAAATATCTCTACTACCATACCTTCTTCTAAATCCTCAATTGCCTCTTTCCTCATTGTTTCTTCCACCTCTTCCAAATCACTAAGATTAGCATAATAAGAGACGCTATAAGAAGCGCCAAACCTAATCCAATTAAACCATAATTAAATTCCTCTTTCCTTCTCTGCTTTATCACTTTTTTCTTCTTTTGTTCTTTCTCTGCTACTTTCTTTTCTTTCTCCTCTTTATTCTGTTCTTTCTTTGACTCTTCTTGTTTTTCAGCCTGTTCCTTCTTTTGCTCTCCTTCCTTTTTCTCTTCTACTTTTTCGTTCTTTTTCTCCGTCTTTTGTTCTTCTTTCTTCTCTTCTTGTTTTTCCTCTTTTTCAGAAGCTTGACTCATCAATATTAGACTCGAAGAAAGAGTTTAAAAAAAATCATGAGTATTATTTTTCAGTAATTAAAGGAAGTTCTGCAATTTCCTCCCTGATAACCCTTATTTTCATGTCTATTTCAGTTTCGTCTACATCGAAATCATCATCGTATGCTTTTAAAGCTTCTATAACTTCAGTCACCTCATTCAAAATGCTCATTATCCTTACACTATAATAATATGCAGTTATTCCCTTTCTACCTCCCTTCTGTACTTTTCTCTGCTCTTCACTTAACGCTTCTCCTAGATTTCTTTGTATAGAATAAAGTTTGGGAAGATACTTTTCTCTTGCTTCTTTCGCTTTCATATTTTTCCCTCTATTATAGACTCTATGTTAGAAAGTATATAAGTATTATCATTCATGTTTATCACTTAGATTCTATCTTAGAATCTAGCGTAGACTTTAAAAGTATACTGAGCTAACTGAAAGTATGAAAATCAGGAAATACATGCGTATCAATTATTATATTATATTGAAGGTAATAGTACTAAATGGATCACGTTTAGAGAAGAAACGACTGAGAAGCGAGATTCTTAAGAGATTTGATGTAGACATTTCTGATGGCGTGTTATATCCTTTAATAGATTCTCTGAATGATGATGGAATATTAAGGGAAGAAGAAGCGCCGGATGGAAAGGTTTTATTTCTTACAGAGAAGGGCATGAAAGAGTTTGAAGAGTTACATGAATTTTTCAAAAAAATAGTATGCTAACGAAGTTTGCAAAAAAGGCATTGCGGTTTTTCTTCTCTGAATATAACACATTTTCCGTCAGTGTAGTACTTACACACTGGAATTTTAAGAGCGTAGTTAAGTAATAGCTCACTAACTTGCTTTTGAGACAGTCCTGTTATTGAACGTATCCGTTCAATCTCAGCTATTAACTTCTCTCCTTCAATGTCAATTCGCATCTTCGATTAGCCTCTTTAAAGCTAATTTTATTGTTCCAAGCTTTGTGTCTATTCCATACTTTTCTTTCGCCTTCTCTTGTGCTTTAACTAATAGTTGAAATGTTTCTTCGTCTAATGGAAAAGTCTTATATATCTTCTTACCTTTTGCCATTTTTTTCACCTCATGAAATTCAATATTCCTTCTTTCTTTTTCTTCTGGAGTAAATATGAAAGAAGAACTCTTCCATAACTACAATTGTATTTTTGTGAAAGATTTCTTAACCTACCTAAATTTGAATCTCTGATGTAGACCTTACCTAACCAGAATTTTCTATTCCACACAATCTGAATGTTTTCCTCTTTCTCAACCTCATCTAACAAAGATGAAATTGCCAAATGCAGAGCATCTCTTTTATTTCCTATTGCCTTCCTTCTTCTGTAAATCTCTTCAATGACTTCGGAAGGTAAGAAGACTTTCTTGCCCAACTTGTATCCCCTCCTTCTCTAAGTATTTAGCTAGCTTTGAATGAATTATGTCAGTTCTACTTACTCCTTTTTGTTTAGCTATATCATCTATCATCTGAATTTCATTATATTTAGCTCGAAAACTTACTACTCTTCCTGATCCGAGATGCTTTATTTCATCTATCTCTTCCTTTAGAGCTTCTCTTATGACGTCTGACGTAGTTTTTCCTTGCTTCTTAGCTATTTCTTCAAGTATCTTTAAAATCTCTCTTTTTATCTTAAACGAGACTGTTACAGTCCAGTCTAATTCTATTTCAAATTCGTTTTCATTTATCTTTTTTACATTTTTGAAGACGAGATGCATTTTCATATATTTTCCCTCTATTATAGACTCTATGTTAGAGTATAAAAGTATTACTCTTTCCATTTCTTACCCCTTCTTCAATATCGCTTTAGCTAGCAGTTTGAATGATTCTGCTATCTCTTTCTCTAATTCTACTATTTCATCTAATTTTTGTTTCAGCAGATTTTTCTCGTCTTCGCTTGGGTTTACTATTTTTACGTATTCCATAAAGAATTTTTTCATTTCGTCTATTTTTTGAGTAAAGAGTTGAGCTTTTTCATTCATCTCTTCGTATATTTGTGCAGTCTTCATTTGATTCATTATTTTTTTCTTCTCTGATTCTAACGCTCTGATCTCTTCCTTCAGTCTAGCTAACTTAAGTTCTGCTTTTATCGCTTCTTCGCTTACTAATTCCTTACTGTTATTCCTCACAAAGCATTTAGCACATAATACTTTTTTACTTTCTACATCATAGTAACATAATTCTCCCAATTTGATCTCTTTATTACACTGAACGCATTTGGCTCCTTCTATTTTGTTATATATCTTCTTTAATGTGATGGCTTCTTTCTTTACTGCTTCTTTTTGACTTTGTCTATATTTCTCAATAAGGAAAGCTATCGTGGATTTGAGATCTGGTTCTCCTTCTTCCAATAT